CCTGTAGACTACGTAGTCTACAGGTACACTTGTGGATGTGGAGGTGGGTACAGTTGTGAGGTGGTGACGAGTACAGTTGTGAGTATGGATGCAGGTACACTTATATATATTTTGTTGCGGGTACAGTTGACTAATTTTACTACATGGTTTATTGTTACAGGTACAGATATAGATTAACAATTAGCCTTTAGGGGGTTGGTATGAGAAGTTCATTGAATCGTGTTACAGAGATAGTTGATAAAGTTAGGCATATCCAGGAGGAAGCTGCCAGCAAGGGAAAAAACGCATCCAAGTACATCACAGACCGCTGTAATGCTATTGGTAACGATGAGCACAAACGTCTTAATGTAGTGGTTGATAAGGACACTGGAGAGCTTCTTAGCCAGCCTGTTTGCTCATACCGATACTACTCTCAGCTTATGGAAGACTATCGAAATGGTGTTAAGGCACTGAACTATAAGCATCATGCTATTGATCGTCATGTCAGTGGTTTTGTCAGGAAATATAGTTCTAAAATTCAAGGGCTTGAGAAGATGCTAGACCCTTCTCTACCTATACAGAAATTGCGTGATAACCTCATCAAACTACGTGCTGATTCGGTCACGGGTTCAGACTTTCGCCGTGACCTTCTCAAGCTCAAAATTGAGCATCACGCTTATTATATGTTTGAGCCTAAAGGTGCAGTTAAGGACTGGATTCGCGATGATGACAAGAAGAGCTTAAACAAAAAATTACACAGTCAAATTCTTGTTAATCCTGAATGGATAAAAAATCTGGCACGCGATCTATTGACCAGACCAACGGCAACTACATCTGATTTATGTATTGGTATTGCTTTGGCTACCGGGCGCCGTCTAACCGAGATTATGAAGACGGCAAAACTCAAGCGTTTGGATGAGTCAACGCTAATGTTTAGCGGACAGCTAAAAACGAAAAACAGACACCTGTTTGAAGAAGTAGCACCTTACGAAATTCCAAGCATGATAGATGCTGAAATTGTTGTTAAGGCCTTGCAGAAACTGAGAAGGGACACCGGAAAGGACAAGCTAAAGTTCAAGAATGTCCTTGGTGAAACGGTTGAGAGTACAGTTAAGGAAGGCGATGTTAAGGACTATTATCACAACCGTGCTGTGCAGAAAAAATATGAGAGCACAATCAACCGAGCTATCCGATCTACATTCAAAAATGGTCATTTTAGTCACAAAGATTGCCGTGCAATTTATACCGAAGTGACCTATGAAGAACATCACAGTGATGGTGAGGCTCGTTCTGCATACCGTCACCGTGTGCTTGGCCACTCACTGATTGAAACTCAGCTGCACTATGAAGCATTCCAGCTAGATTCCACCGTTGAAACCATCAAGATGGTAGAAAAAGGTGACGATCAGGAAATGGATGACATTCAAGAAGCTTTAGTTGAATACCTGTCAAAAGCTGATGCAGATATCCAGGCTTACGTTCGCGCTCCTAAAATTGCCATCATGCACGAGTGGCTAAAATCGGAAGTAAGCAACGGTCTAAAACTGGAGCAAATCACTCCTTCATATATTCGCCGGCACTGTCTCTTTGATGGCAAGCAGCTAAACCTAAACACCATCAAAAAGTATGTTGATGAGTTCATTCAGCTGGATAAGTTCGAAAAACCTAAACCAAAACCTAAAAGCAAAAAAGAGCGTGAGATTGCCGAACTGGAGGAGCGTATCCAGGAGATTCAAGATCGTCATGATGAAATCGACAACGAAAAAGAAGAGCTGGTGGATGAGCGTGAAGAAATCAAAGAGCGCCTGGCTGAAATTGACCAAGAAGAGGAAGATCTTGCCGTTGAACTGGAAGAAGTAACCGAAACTCTGGAAGAACTGCAGCTTCAACTTGAAGAACTGGAAGAAGAGGCCGAAGAAGACGAAGTTGAACCGGAAGAAGAAACCGAAACCGAAGCTGAAGCTGAAGCGCCTGCAATTGAATGGCCAGCAGCAAAAGACATAAAAGTTCAGGCCAAGAAAGAAGATGATATGTGGCATGTGTGGGCTGAGGTTAATGGCATGCGTTGGGAGCAGTGGTACAAAGGACGTAAAACAGATGCTGTTAAAGCCTTACGGGCTCAATACGAAAAAGAACAGTTAAACAAATAAACATTTGTACAAAGTTACAAATCAACAAAGCCCCGTTTATCGGGGCTTTATTTTATCAGCAAGGTCTACCAGAAACCGGACGATCACCTGGCGAATATCCACAGGTAAGCTCTGAGCCAATGCTGCCACATCTTTACCAGTTGCAAACTCATGGCGAAACAGAGCAATCGATACATCCATATCACTTATGCCAAGAGCATCAATAATACTTCGGTACTGTCCAAGCTTCATGTCAGTCTCACCAGATTCAAGCCTCTGTATTGTCCTCAAACTCAAACCTGATTTTTCCGCAAGCTGCTGTTGTGTAAGCCCTGCTGTGTTTCGGAATTTCGTCAACACGGGGACTATTGGGTCTATCTTGGCCATAAGCCTCCCGTCAGTTCTGTCATAAAATGATAGCTAATCCGCCACAAGTGACGTAAGTCACATAAAAATGAGAGCGCCGTCAATAATTGCATATGTCTCATAAGTAATATGCACATCAATAAGTATGCCAAAGAGCATATGTGTTTATTTTTTAAAGACTTGTTGAAGGGAGTGCATATTCTGATTTATCGGCTTTATGAATGTGCGACGCAGGATGCAAACACAGAGGGTATGTCTAATGAATTAAGCATTTGAGGTAATGAATGCAATCAAAAATAAAAATAACGAATCAAATCAACACGGTTGGCTCTAATCAAACTCATATCCATGAATGCATTGAGGCACTGATGGCCATGAGGTTAAAACTGGCAAGGAAAGATATGATAAATGACGAAGAACTGGAGACCGTTCTGCATGAAGCAGCTGATCTCTTACTGATGCATACCATGTGAAATTTATCCTTTTTTAAATAAGGCTTTAAATTTTGCCTGTGTTTATATACAGTTACTGAATCTTGAATCAATAAGTAGGAGACGAACATGAAAAGAGTTATATGATTGTTAACATAGGATGTATTCATGAAAAACTCTCCAAAAACTCATCATGTTCAGCAGTGTGTCTCAGAGCTTATGAAAAAGCGGGAGCTGCTTTCTGGCAAGAAGCAGCTCTCTGAGAACGAGATTTTGGAACTGAAAACGCTACTCCATGAGGCTGCCGATCTTCTCCTCATGGCAAATTTAAGATAAGTCAGCCCCTCAGCTGGTAGCTGATGAAGTCAATTTGAGCGGTGAACTAGTAGAATCTGGTCAGCTAATGGCCGGATTCATTCCTTTCATGCGCTGGTAAATGCCAGAAATAAACGCTTGAACCCCTTCAGATGGCACTTTCTTACGAATGGCCCCCTCACGGCTAATTTCCGTCATGATTTTCGGCGCATATTCCATCGGAATACGCAGGTTTTCCAGTGCTTGTTTGATAGCCACTATCCAGCTTGAAGCCTTGATTTGCTTGGTTTCAGCATGATCCATTTTTTCTTCCTGTTCTATATAGTTATCAGAGGAAGAATGGATCAATGCCGCATCCAGGAGATCAAATTTAAAGGCGGTGGTTTCGGCGTCCACACGGCGGGTCTGAATGGCTGCCATAGTGCTCCAGGTAGATTCATTGATTGAGTAGCGCTGGCGCTTCACAGAGTCGCTGTTACAGCGTCCTAGTTGCTTGGTATCCATCTTTAGACCCATAGCTTCAACGATAGCCTTAGCTTTGTTCACAGGCTTCAGTTTGCGGCTTAGTGGGTTGATGTAGCCACCAAACTGGTACCAGTTATTAAATAGGTGGATCTTGTCACCATCAATTAGATGCTTAATAGCTGCAGTCAAACTTTCTTCTGTTGCTTGTCCTTGGCCTGTCTTCCAATCAAAACCTGCCACTTCAAAGAAGTCTCTTAGCGCCTGGCGTTGTTTCACTAGGTAAAGTCGTTGCGATGGGTGAACATCAGAAGTTGCTTCTTTTTCGTCAAACTCACGCGCTTTTTCAGGACTCATGTTCAGCAGCTCGAACAGGCGAACTTTGCTCAGGCCACCTTTGTGGTGAAATTCAACACTGTCCTCATCAACTTTCATCATGAGTAAGTTTTCAATCTTCCATCGGTTCATTCGAGCTTTATCGTCACGGCTGACATTAGTACGCTGTTCAAGCTCCATGTATTCAGCATCTGTTGGAGTGGTTTGCTCCAGGTGACGGTTCATGTCGATTGCTTTTAATAGGTCGCGAGCAGCTTCTTTTTCTGACTGACCTTTTTCTTTGTCAATTTCGCTGCAGTCAAGGCTGTTGATTTGGTAACCGTCAGCATAAAGGCTAAGGATAAGGTTTTTGGCGAAGTTGTTTTTTGCCCGGTTCTCTTGAGCAATAAGATCCAAACGGATACGGTCAAAATCCAGGTTGTCTGTTTTCAGCTCAATCTTGCCACTTTCACGGTTAAGCTCAACGTCAAGCTGATTGTCATTAGCCAGAATCATACCTAGCCACATAGCCATTGCTGATTCTTCACGGTTGCTGTGCATAGTATCCAAGCCCAGAACGAACTCACGAGCCAAACGGTCACGGCGCATCATCTGGATTGCATCGGAAGGAGCAACAGTACCGCAGAAAATGCCATAGTGTTTATTAAAGTGACCTTTCTCGAAAGAAACACCGGATGAAATAGATGGAGAGTAGACCAGGTAGTCATATTTCAAGCTCTTCTCATCTGGAGCATCGGTAAACTCATCAACCTCTTTATCTTCTTTGGTATCGAGAGAAATGAACAAACCTTTCTTTTCAGGGTATTTACTCTGAAGTTGAGTAAATAGTTTCTCTGCAGTATTAGCTGAGTCACATGCAACCATAACGCGGTGGCCAGCTTCTACATCGTCAATTGCCTTTTTGAAGGCTGTATCACCATCTGTATAAAGGACATTGATGTCAGAACAGTCTGTTACCAGTTCGATAACGTGGATTTTTTGAGGCTCAACGTCTTCACCGTATAGGCTTTGGAGGTGTGCATTGCGTTGTTTTAAACCAAGTTCGCAGAAATCAACCAGTAGATCGTTCGCGTCAGCATCTGCCAAAATTACTTTTTCGCGGGTCGTGGCCATCAGGCTAAGCCAGCGGTCAAATACAGCTACTGGGTATTTGATTGCACCACCTGCAGTAACGTGGCGAAGTGTTTGAGCTGCTTCATCAACACAAACAGCATCAAGGTTATTTAGCAGAGGAGCAAACTCAGCTTTTAGAACAGAGTTGATGCAAGATGCTAGCTTTTGCACGCCAGACATCATTTCTTTGATGCCCTGCTCCTGGTAGTTAAATACTGCCCCGTACTTCATAGCCTCTGTTAAGTTGTGGCTAGTAAGAGGCTGCATGTCTTCTTCTTTAATTGGGCCGAATTGCATTAGCTTCTGCAGCTGCTGCTTCTCATCTTCCAGGTCTTGGGCTCTTGGCTTGCGGTTTAGCGCTTCGACAGCACCACCGATAAGTGAGATTCGGTGAGCGGTAAATAGAGATTTTTGGTATTCCCACATCGTAGGCTTGATGATGTAGTTGGTTTTTTTACTACCCATCGGAGCCCGAATAATAATGATCCCCTGCTTAGCGCGGACAAAGTTAAGCACTTCATCATCAATTACTGTCTTATTGAATTTGTGGTACTCAATATGGTCCGGGCGCAGTTTGTCATCTGTAATGCGAGAAGAGAATGAGCGGAAGCCTTGAGCCTCACGAACCTGAGCATTGAACATCTTTGTAATTTTGTTCTTCAGCTTTTTCAGGTTGATACGGTCTTTGGGGATTCCTACTTGATTGGCAACGGTGCGGATAGTCCCAAGCACATCAGATGGCTTGTATTTTGGCATGCCTACTTGCATTCCTACGGTAGCGCAGGTGATGCACTCATTCATTACCTGCTTTGTATCTCTGAATGCGATATACGCTAATCGCTGCAACTGACGCTCAAACAGGTCACCGGAACATTTCACACGGGCCATGTGGCCTTTCATTTGGCGCATGACTTCTTTTAGCCCTGCTCTAACGTGCAAATCGTTCCAGTCTGTTGGTTGGTAACATGGGTCTACTTTGTCAAAGTTTGGCGCGTAGGCTTTCAAGTCGTCATGTTCTGCCAGTAGATTGATTGCCACCAACATACCAGCGTTACCTTTACCATGACGCTGTTTCCACATGTCGTTATCAACAGCCAACATCAAATCAATGTATGGTTTTTTCTGGCGGTATTCGTTGACTACCTTGACCATGTTTCCAGAGTCGAGTGCAACGATAACAGCACATGGAATACGCAGTTGCATCATGGCCAGGAACACAGAGGCGCCTGTTGCGAAACCTTCAACCACGTAAACACGCTCTGCAGATTGAATGTCACCAATGATCATGTGAGCGGCATTTTTATCCATGCCCCAAGTGAAATCTTTATTGGTCTTGCTGCCGTCTGCTTTGGTGATGTTACGGTCATAGATACGCTGAACCCCTAAAGGCTCACCGTTAATATTGTGCAGTCTAAGAGCTATGTAATTACCGTGCTTGTCAGAGCCAGAACGGGCGTCAACATGCTCCAGGACAGAAGGGATTAGTTTCTTATCTGTATAAACAAACGAAGCTGCACGAGGCAGCTGATCAAATATTTGCAGTTCTTTCTGTACATTTGCCGCCCTCCGTTTTTGCTCTGCTTCTTGCTGACGTCGGGCGGCTTCTTGCTGACGGGCGGCTTTTTCCTCCCGTTCGCGTTTCTTCTTGTTCCACTGTTCTAATTGCTCTTGGGATGCATCACCTTTATGGCGTTTGAATTCTTCCCATAAGAAGCTAAGGCCGTTAAATACTTCAGTGTCACCTGCACCACCTTTGTTTTTAAAGGTAATGAGTGGGAATGATACGCCGTTTTTGTCACGTTCTACGGATGCGTAGATACCTACCGAGTTTCGACAGCCTTTGATAAGCATGCTGCCAGTTGCGTTCACTTTGCAGCGTTCGCCCTCGTTCCAGGTAACTTTGTCTTTGATGTTTGACCATTCAGCGCCGATGGCCTTTGCTGTTTCAGCAATTTCAGATTGGAAGAATGAAGCTACGGCAGCGCATGAATCAAAATTGTCACGGTACCATTGTAGGAATTTATTATTGTGCATCCTATGCCCTTATATCTGGTATTTGTACAAATTACCAAATGTAAGAATGTTGAAATGCACAAATTCACATTTTCGTTGCCTTAAACAGCTGCAGAGACTAGAATGAACGGTGAAGTCTTGGCTTTTGATCGTAATGGTTTGATTGCTTAACTTGGCTGGTTATCACAATCTTTATTTAATCATTTACCGTTCTGAAGCTGTATCCACCAAGTGGCTGCTTGGTAAATCTTCATGTTATCTTTGGCGAGATAGATGAAGGCCTCTAGTCTTAACTGAATCTGTTTTCTATTTTCTGTTTAAGACATCTGCTGTGTTTGTGCAGACTACAAAATTACATCAAGTAATCTGAACTGAGCGCCCTCCATTGTGAGGGCGTTTACTTTTTAATCGTCACTTAAACTCAACTTTTTTGATTGTATATCTTTTTTCCTGTAGATGAAAGATCATTAACTAGTAACCCTCTGGATTTTTCCCAATACAACCCCACAAATATCTACTGGTTGTTCAATCGGCATAATGGGGTACTGTGGATTAATTGGCTTAAGGAATTTCTTGTTTCCATCAAAAATCAGTTGCTTAAATGTCACATCATCTGTTCCCCTGATTCGAGCTATTACATAGCTCTTATTTCGCGGCTCAATATTGGGCTCAACCACAATCAAGCTCCCCTCTGGGAAACTCTCCATTGCGCCATGGTTGGCTGTCATGCTATCACCATTCACTTCCAGGATATAAGCATCATCGGTACACCTGAACGGTGAAGGAACCACAGGGCCGTCTTCATCAAGTATTGGAATGGATTCGCGCCAGGTTCCAGCCTGAACCCAAGAAATTACCGGGAGTTGGACGCACCTACGCGCCCTAGCTGCTACTACAGAGTTGCTGGCGCTGGTTTTCATAGCATCGTTGATGCCATCCAGGCTCAGACCGTAGTAATCAGCCAAGCGTGCAATTGTGGCAAAGCCTGGCGCACTATTCTCACCAAGCTCTATCTTTGATTGGTTGGATGCCACTATGCCCGTGGCAGCCTCGACCGCTTTCATGGTCAGGCCAGCGTCCAACCTCGCCTTTCTGATAATTTTTCCAATGTCCATAGCCTTTTATTATCTCACAGTTTTGTTTAGTTTGACTAAAAAACCCTCTAGTGGAATAATGTCTTAAAAATTCACCTATAGGTATTTCTAAACATGGATAGCCCACTGCGAAAGCTTCGAAAATCCAAGGGGATGACCCTGGCGGATATGCAGAAAAAGATGCAAGAAATAGGACAGGTTAATACCATCCCACACCTCTCACTTGTCGAGCGTGGTGTGGTTTGGCCTAGCCGTGAGGTGGTTGATGCCATTGTTGAGGTTTTCAAGGGCGAGATCACTGAAGTTCAAGTTCTATACCCTAAGAGAAAAAGTGAGGAAGACGGTCATGAAACAGTCGCCTGATGCTGTGTTGTTGCATTATGCAAACCAATTTATTGCAAACAGCAGTTATAGCCAATCCAAGTTTATTCATAACTTGCTGCTGCCAGCTCTGGAAGAGGCCGGACTTGAACAGCCTGGCGAGTACAAGACAGGTGACGAGTACGATGCTTGGCGTTCTTCAAAAGTTCGACACATCAACGGAATTCTGAATGGCCATACTAACCTGCCATTGCGTTGGCTTTGGTGTTGGATGAGTGTTTTGCCAGAACCTTATGGTTCAAAGGCACGCAAAGAGCTTTTTGCTCAAGCCAATGTGTTGGATGTTTGTCTGTCTAGTTTGAGCGGTAAGGTTACAAACCGTGCAGACCTTCCTCTGCTTCTGCGTGAAATGGCAGATGTGATGGAAGCAGGCTCTGCAGTGGCTGCTGATGGCAAGTATGACAGCCATGACAGTCCTGAGCAGCTTATTGCCTTGAGTAACGAGCTAACCGATGTGGTTGAGCGCTGTGTTGTGGAACTGTTCTCCATCAACCAGGTCGTTGACCTCTCCGGCACTCGTGGCGGTGTAATTGTTGAAATGTGTAAATCAACAAAGTAACAATTCATCAATTGCAAGGAGGCCCCCGTGATTAAACAACAAACTCTTAGCTTTGTCCGTCTGGAAATTATCAGCGCTTTACATACTGATGTCCGCACAGCTGGCCAGCTGGATTTTGATGCCTCCGCAATAACAAATTATGGCAGACGCACTCGCCGTACTGATGAGGTGACCGGACAGCGCATTGATTCCGATCCTGTTCGTGGAAGTTCAAGCCGAACCTTTAAGACAAGCAGCTGCCCTTTACCTCACAACGCCTTTTGGCTAACTAAAATCTCCAGAGCCGTCACCATGCTGCCAGATCATCTTAATTCTTTGGCTCTGTTCGCCTATTCGGAGCGGTGCGAATGGCACCACGTAGAAATTGTTTCCCGTGAACTTTGGGCGGCTTTCCTTGAATCTCAAGAGAAGGCTTTACGGGAAAAGAAAAAGCAGAAGCTAAAAGACATGGTTTATTTGGCCATGCAGAACTGGAAAAGTTTGCTGCTGCATGAATGTGAGGCGCATACGCCTGCACGAGTAAGAGAATTGATTGGCGTAAGTGAGCAAAACTGGCGCCGTGATTGGCTGCCATACTGGCGGCAAATGCATGACTTACTATCAAAAACGGATGAAAAGGTGTTGGTCAATGTCTACCGAGAAACAAGCCGAAAGGCTGCAATGGATAAAAAACAAACTGCAGCTGCATAAACCAATGCGTGAGTGCTTGGGCTGCGGTACCGGGCCACGCTTAGGTTACAACCATGGCGAATACAGTGATGACAGTCCTAAATTGCCATACCCGCACAAGATAGGCTCGTACTTTGAAGCATTCACACTCTACTGTCCTAATTGTGGTTTTAAAGTAGGAACATTTATGGATTTACAGGCAGTCATCTCTGCCTGGCACACCTCAAACACGCCTAATGATCCTTTTTATGCTGAGCGTTGGGCGGCAGACTATGAAAAACAAATGATTGAGCGGGAACTGCAGGCCGAATCGGAAGCACAAGCCGCATAAAAGAGAGGATTTATATGTATTTTTCAAACGTGACGGTTTACCAAATCACACGAAACATCGGCCTGACTGCTGAGGACGAAAAAGAAAACCTGAGTAAGTTGCTCCAGGAATTTCGATTTACCCCATGCGGTAGCCAAGATCGCAGAAAAATGGGCTGGGTTCCTCCGCTTCATGCCTATGACTGTGAAGACTTCATTCTGGCCAACAACTCTCATATTCTTCTTACTCTGAAAAAAGAAGAGAAGATTCTGCCAGCAGCCAACGTTAATAAACGTCTCAAAGAAAAGATTAAGCATATTGAGCAGACTGAGGGGCGGACGGTTAAGAAAAAGGAAAGAGATCAGCTGAAGGATGACATTATCCTGGACATGTTGCCGAACTGCTTGACCAAAGAAACGTTCTTGAGTGGCTACATCAACACAGAGACTATGAGACTTGTGATTGATACCAGCTCTTACCCTGCAGCAGAAGATTTTACAGCCCTGCTCCGTAAGACCATTGGAACTCTTCCAGCGGTACCTGTGCAAACGAAATCGACGTTAGATAGCATCATGACCGATTGGCTTAAATCAACAACTCACCCTCATCCTTTTAAGGTTGGTCAAGATGCCAAGCTAGTCTCTGTCATCAAAGATGGTGGAAAAGCTTCATTTAAAGATGAGGACTTATTTAGCGATGAGGTATTGGCTCACATCGAAGCTGGCAAGATGGTCACGGAGTTAAAACTTATTTATGGCGAAACTATGGGTTTCAATCTTACTGATGGTTTGCAGCTAAAAAGCATCAAATGGTCTGATGAATTGAAAGACCAAAATGATGACATTCCTCGTGAAGATGTGATCGCTCGTGTTGATGCAGACTTTGTTCTTATGACTGGCGAAATGGACAAAATGCTTGGAGAACTGTTCCAGGTGCTCGATACCATTGACCAAAAAGAAGAAGGTGAGGCCGTGAAACTTCAGGAGCCAACACGTAGCCCTGAACCGGATGAAGCAGAACCTGCAGTAAGTTCAGTTACCATTACATCAGGTGATCACAGTGTGACTATCAAAGCGGGGGACGTTTAATGTCTTGCTACCTCAGCCGACAGGATGCAGTTGAATGGTTGCGCCAGCTGCCTGATGCATCCATTGATTTGATGATTACTGACCCTGCATATGAGTCACTTGAAAAGCACCGAAAAATTGGAACCACAACCCGACTTTCTCACAGTAAGTCATCGAGCAATGATTGGTTCAATATCTTCCCGAACAGCCGTTACCTTGAGTTATTTACTGAGATATACCGCGCTCTGAAGAAAAATAGCCACTTCTACATGATGTGTGATGAGGAAACTCTTTTTGTGATTAAGCCGTTGGCAGAGCAAGCTGGGTTCAAGTTCTGGAAAAGCATCGTTTGGGATAAGCAGGCCATTGGTATGGGTTACCACTACCGGAACAGAACGGAGCGCATTGCTTTCTTTGAAAAGGGCAAGCGTAAGCTGAATGACCTGAGCATCCCTGACATTCTCAGTGTGAAACGTGTTTACCGTGGATATCCAACTGAAAAGCCTGTTGAGCTGTTTGATACTTTGATTGAACAATCAAGTGAGCCTGGTGAAGTTGTGGCGGATTGTTTTTTTGGTAGCGGCTCGGTTTTGGTCTCAGCTCTGAAGAACGGGCGCCATGCACTTGGTAACGATATTTCTGAGAGTGCTCATGAGCATTTCAAGTCACGTATTGATGATGATTCCAAATGGGCCGAAGCAAGAAAAATTAATAGCCAGGTGAAGAAGATGCTAATAACTGGTCAGATTGAAGGGGTTAACCATGGCATTTACTGACATAAAGCCTTTGCTGGAAGGAATAAGAGCAGAAATTACTGACCTTGAGAATGAGGCTAAAGAAGCTCAGCGCACAGGGCATCATGAAGCTTCAGTTATCTATGAGTTTTCCGCTATGCGTTTCCGTGTGTTGCTCCAGAATCTTGGGTACTCAGAACCATCCAAGCGGGTGATTGATGGGGCTTTATCTCTTCCTTTGTTGCCTAAGGTTAGTTAAGTCAAATTTAAACAAATCAACAATTGTTATTTTTTACATTTCAACATATTTACAAATGACACGGGCAATGCTACCTTTTACCTACAGTTGGAGAACTGAACTCAAACCGCCTTATTGGCGGTTTTTTTATGTCTGAAGAAAGGAGCCTGTTATGGGTAAAGTGTTTTGTCAGTGTGATAAATGCAAGCGTGACATCCTGGTTGGTGAAACGATGCACACACTAAGCGAACAGAAAGAACGCATTGAAGATGAGTCTACTGTTCAACCTTTAGAAGCAAACGTGATTCGCACTTGGTGTGAAACATGTGCTAAAGACGAAAAGTAAGGTAAAGCCATGAGCCAGGAACTCATTGCCTTCTTTGCCTTTGCTATTTCACTGCTGCGAACATTCACCGTTGTCACTTTGGCTTGGCTAACACTACGCCAGTTCGACAAGAGTATGGGATTCAAGTTTGCAGATTGGTGGAAAGAAGCAGATGACAAAGCTAAGGCCTTTTATCTTGGTGCTCGTTGTTTCGCTGTTTTCCTCGCCTTCAGTATTTGCATGGCATAGCAAGTACGACTGGCAAATCAAAAAGGCTTCACGCCATTATCTTCCCGCTGTCCCTTGGCAGCTCTACAAAGCTCAACTCATCCAAGAGTCATCACTGAAACCAAATGCAATCAGCCCGGTAGGCGCTGAGGGCTTGGCTCAGTTCATGCCTGGCACTTGGTCAGATGTATCCCGTGAGTTGGGTATGGTTGGTTCACCAACTGATGCAGAGTTGGCTATCCCTGCAGGTGCCTATTACATGGCAAAGCTCAGGAACGTGTGGAAGTGGCCGAGGCCTGAAGAAGACAGACACAACTTAGCACTGGCCTGTTACAACGCAGGCTGTGGGAACATCCTCAAAGCCCAAAGGCTTTGTGGTAATCCATCGAACTATGAGCCAATCATGGCTTGCTTGCCCCAAGTAACTGGTAAACATGCCACGGAAACTTTGGGTTATGCACCACGAATATGGCGCATCTATAAACGGCTGGTTTATGAATAGAGCAACGATTGGAATCATTGCTGGCTTGTTACTCGTAGTGCTGTTTGGATGGCAGAACGCTGCCATCCAATCACTTGAGTCAGACCTTGCCTTGAAAAAGCAGGAAGCTGAGCAACTAATAAATAAGCGTGATGAGCTGGCCACAGACCTTGCTGAATCTGAAGCGTCCAATGATGCGCTCATTACAGAACTGAAACACCGTGAGGCCGTATTGGCCAACCGTGACGCTGCACTATCCCGCAGCAGACAAGAATTAGCGGAGTTGTCGGAAAAACTGAGAGGGCTGAGAAAAACTGATGAAGAGTATAAAACGTGGTCTGACGCTCGTGTCCCTGATTCTGTTATCCGGCTGCTCCGCAACGCCAGAGACTCAGGTCATAGTGAAAACCAAGTACCAGAAAGTGCTGGTACCGGAGAACCTGACTAAAGATTGCCCTTGGCCAGACATTCCGGCTGAGGGCTCAAATAATGACGTTCTGACTGAGTACATGATCAGAATGGAAACCGCATTCAAAGACTGCAACACCGACAAGAAGAGTATAAGGATATGGCAGACAACACCACCACCAACACCGTAGTTAACACGTCTGCTGCTATCGCTATCACCAAAGGCGTATCAGAGAGCAACTTTGCTCAGTCTCTTCTCAGCGCCTCCTTTGACCAGATTATCCACGGCCAATTCTATTGGCAGCTTTCAGATGTCATCACGCTTGTGTGTAGTGCCATCGTTGTATGGAACTTTGTATCTGGACGCATCGAGAGACGAAAGCTGAAGAAGCTGGAAGAGGCAAGCGCTCAATAGTTTGGCAGCCAAGACTTCACCTGTGCCATTGCGGGGAGCCAGCCAACTCCCCGCACTTTTTTTCAGAGGCTTATGGGTCCTTCCCCGGGGGTTGGAACACCACGGGGCTGAGACTCGCCGAAAACGCCTCGTTTTATGATCAAAAAATAGGTCCTTTCTTCCTAACTGGTTGAGAAAGGACTTGAACCATTCACGCCAGAACTGGCGCTGGATTTCTTTGTTTTTCCACTTGGGATTCAGGTGGCAAAACAAAGGACTCCTTAAACAAATCAACATTTGTATGTTTGTCCTTTCTTACATTTCAATAAATCACCAATTGTGAAGGCGTTTAAATGGCAATCGTGAACCGAAATGAATTTGCTGATCTGGTTGGTAAATCTGCCAAGTGGGTAGGCAAGTGGATTGAAGACGGTATGCCCACAGAGGGCGGCGGTGGTCGAGGAAAACCGATCATGATTGATACGGCAAAAGCCATTGATTGGCTTGTTGCTCGTGAAGTTCAAAAGCAGGTCGGGGAAGGTGATGATGAAGATGACCGAACCCCAAAGCCTGGCACAAAAGATGGCGAGGAACTGTTAACGGCTATTGCGAAAAGGCGTAAGGCTACGGTTGAAGCAGACAAAGCTGAGGAATCAGTTCTCAAGTTGGAGGATGCTGGCCAGTTCCTTTATGCCATCTCAACGTTATATGGGAACGAGCTAAACGGGTTGGGTGCTCGTTTGGCTACAGAGGTAGCGCCAGTAGATGAACCAGCCAAATGTAAGCACATTATCGACGTTGAGTGTCGACGTGTACGAGCTGCCACCGCTGACCGCCTCCGCCAATTTGTTCATGAATATCGTGCTAAACGCGGCGGACATGACGGAAGCACCGCCGATGAGGAATGCGGCGAAATGGGCGAGTGAAAATAGGATCATGCCGCCAGGGTCTCCAATACCTGGGCCGTTTGATACTACATCCACACCGTACATGATTCCTGTCTGCATGGCATTTGCAGACCCGGTATTTAACAAGATTACCTTTGTCATGGGTACGCAGATGGGTAAATCTGCCACTATGCAAAACGTGATCGGCTGGCGTCTTGATGATGAGCCAGCACCGATTATTTATGTTGGTCCTACAGAGTCCAACATCAACAACGTTGTTGAGCCGAAGATAGTTGAAATGTTCACAGAGGCTAAAAGTCTTTGGCTCAAGTTCGACAAGAAAAGCTCAAAGCACAAAAAGCGTATCGCAGGTGTTTCATTGCGTTTCGCTTGGGCGGGTTCGGCTACAGAGCTGGCGTCTGACTCCGCCGTAATTACATTGGTTGATGAGCTTGACCGTCCTGCTGAAAACTCAACGGGTGAGGGAGACTTAGCAGAAATTGCTGAGGCTCGTGGTGATGCTTATACCGATTCAAAGTTAGGCCTAACGAGTACGCCAACACACGGCAAAGTATCCACATATGTTCATCCAGATACAGGTCTAACTCACTGGTCAGTTGCTGCTAAAGGTAAAGTTTCAAGCCCTATTTGGTTGCAATGGGAACAGGGAACGCGCCACGAATGGGCGGTACCTTGTCCGCACTGTAATGATTATTTTATCCCACGTAGTGATCTGCTTTGGTGGCCGGGCAAAGACACAGACCAAGAATGTACTCCCGCACAAGCAGCGAAAGCTGCCAGATTGATTTGCCCTCACTGTGGCTCTCAAATAGAGGACGGCAGTAGAAAAGGTATGAATGCCAAAGGCGTAGCATTAGCGCCAGGTCAAATTGCCAGACTTCATGATGATGAACATGTGGAATTTGAGCAAGATGGCCAAAAGACAGTAATGCCGTTTCATTCAATGATGCATCCTGCAGAGGAAAATAGCCACTTTAGCATTTGGGTGAGTGGTCTTTGTTCATTCTCATCAAAAAAAAGTTATGGATTCTTGGCCCGTAAATTACTGCAGGCGCTGAGAACGGGAGACCCAAACAAAATACTGACCGTATATAACACCGGATTTGGTGAAGTATATGCAGTGGTTGGTGAGGCGCCAGAGTGGGAAGAGGTTTATGCCTTACGTTCCACTTACTCTTCAGGTGAAATTCCTGATGGAGTCCACTCACTTATTTGTACTGTAGATGTCCAGAAAAACCGCCTTGTGTATGTGGTTCGAGGATGGATTAACGGTATGTCATCACGCCTGATTGAGTTCGGAGAGCTTTGGGGTGATACCGATAAGCCAGATGTATGGAGTGAACTGGATGACCTAATGGATCAGCAATGGGGTGACCTGAAAATTCGCCTTTGTGGTGTTGATGCTGGTTACCGACCTGATGAAGTATTTGCTTGGGTTCGCCGTCATAAAAGCCGTGCTCGCGCTCTGATGGGTATGCAACGACTTTCTAAACCTTTCCGTATGAACCGTGTTGAGGTTGATAAACAGGGTAAGGTTAGAAAGCGTGGTGATAAACGTTGGGACTTTGATACGACTTTGGCAAAAGCGTGGGTTCATAACCGGGTTAGATGGGAGCGTGGTTCGATTGGTGATTGGTTGCTGCCTTCTGATATTTCAGAGGACTACTGTAAGCAGATTGTTGCTGAA